TATGGCCGATATGACCGACGAACAGAGAACCCTTATCCGCGAGTACGAACGCAAGCAGGCGGAGTACGCCAAGGCGGAGCCAGGGTGCAAGACGGGACACGAGCGGTCTCTCAAGATGCTGGTCAAGGACATGCTGGAGCGCGGCGCGTGAATGCGATCTACGCCCCCAACATCATCGCCGCGTGTCGCTGCCCGGCCTTTGCCGCGTGCTGCTACGCGATGGGTGCTGAGATGAAACCGCTATCGGGATATCCCGGACAATTCTCGTTTCTGATGACGTGGAGGGACCGTGACTGATTGGACTGATACTCGTGTCGCATCACTTCGTCAGTTATGGCGAAGCGACCTAACAACATCTGAGATTGGCAACGCTATCGGCGTGTCCAAGAATGCCGTGATCGGCAAGGCGAAGCGTCTTGGGTTGGGCCAAAAGACAAACCGCGTGGTCGACAAGGAACCGACATATCGCATACACCGTAGCTCGCGGGATGGGTATCTGTCGATCCGGTGGTATGATGACGGCAAGGAATACAGCAGAGCGACGGGGACAAAGGACCCAGAGAAAGCCGCAGCCTGCATCCCCGCTGCTATCGCTTACCATGAATCCAGAAAGCGAATCGCGCTATTGGACAGTCTTGGTCGCCACCTATCCGACCTCGGCCACAATGAATGCCGGTGGGCAACGACACCACACAAGGTAAAGCCGTCCGAGCATCGATTCTGCGGTCTTCCCACGGCAGACGGTGATGTCTACTGTGACCGTCACAATGTCAAGAAACGCATGAAGTGGGTGCGCGGCCAGAAAAAGACCGACTTCATGATATACAAGGGGTCGGCAGCATGACATTCAATGACTTCTGGGCCGTCTGCCCGCCAGGCCGTAAGATCGACAAGCCCACATGTATGGCGCTGTTCAACGGCATCACCAACGGCGGCATCGAGACCACATCAGTGGACCCGGACGGCAACCGTCACAAGCTGCACTTGCAAGCCACGCCGCAAGAGTTGGTCGAGGCCATGAAGGCTTCCCGCTGGCAGTGGAACGAGCAGGACACGGCATTGTGCTTCATCCCGCACCCGAGAACGTGGCTGAACAAAGGCCGGTTCATGGACCTTGAAGACGACGAGCGCCGCGAGATGGCCGCGCGTTGGGACCGGGTACAGGAGATTATGACGGATCGGAAGGTGGTGAACCTGCGGTGATCTCAAAGGCAGCACGTCGGCGGGATGTGACGCTGGGGCGTGCTGTTCAATCCGGTACCAGGGGCGAGTGCATAACCGGGCAGGCGAGTACGAAAGGCGGAGCGCCGCACTCATCGGGGACAGACACCCGATAAGCAGCCGCCAACCTCATGGGCCACTGTCGGCATCGTGGGGGCCACAAGCGAAGGGATTGGCTCCGAGGGTCAAGACTTCACGCGGAGGCTGGTAACGGTCTAGGGCCGTACTATGCCTTCGCTCAGGGAATCACCAAGGGTCAAGACTATAGAGGATTGATGACAATGACCTACGCACTATTCGCTTACGCCCTGATGGGCCTGATCGCTGCCCTGTACCATATCGTCAGGGAACCCGATGCGGGCGCACTCGAATACCTGAAGACGCTGGCCCTATGGCCGGTGCGGATATGGAGGTGGATACCATGATCACCAAGTCAGACATAGCGGAACTGGTGGGGCGGGCGAGGAATATGTCTGCGGCACTCCAGCTTGGCGAGCGCATCGGATGGGGTTCGGACACTTCGTTGATGGACGCTCTTGCCGCCGCCCTCGAAGCACAACAGGCAGAGATAGCGCGGTTGGTTGGTGCGCTGCGCGAGATTGAGGAGTTCGGCTGTAACGCGCCGGGGTGTGGGTTCACGTGCGCCGCAAAGGCCCGCGCCGCCCTCAAGGCATGGGAAGGCAATGAAGATGGCTAAACGAGGAAGACCGAGAAAGGACATCATGCTGCAAATCGTACACCAACAGGAAGAAGCTATGCGTAAGGCGAAGATCGGTTCCATTGCCAACGGCGACGAACAGCGGGGCGCGTATCCCCTTGGTGCGCTATGGGCGCGGGAGTTCATCGACCAGTCAAGGCATGACGCTGGCGTGAAGTACGCGGAACTATACGGGCGGGTATTCGGCAGGACCACGCCGGGGACAAGCGACGGCAGCCCCGAACTGTCCGAAGCGGCGATGGAGAAATGCGAGCGCGACTACTGGGAGGCTGCAAACCTGCTGGCATCACACTCACGCGCCATCAAGGACGCGGTGGACAATGCGGCGGTCTACAGCCGCTATCCGTCAATGCTGTTTCACGCCCGCAAGCGCCGATCCGATAAGCACCTGCTAGACGGTCTGGCGATCCTCGACAAGCTGTTCAACGCGGGTGAGAGGGCGGTGGCGTGATGGGTGCAACAGCAATGAAAGAGGCATTTGGTGCAGCGGGGTTTAAGCCCGCAGATGAACGTTTGATGCTCGTGGCGAAGGACGCCATTGGGCAATCAGGTCAGAGCTTCGAGCGGGCGCAAAAGCTGTTCACTGATATGGTGAGGAAAGACGCAACGCTGTTGTGGGAACTGTTTTCCCCGACACGCGATGACAGGATTGCCGCGTACCTCCGGGACGTGGCAGGGCGGGACCAGGGCATTACTGATACCCATTGTGGACGTGTCCCGCCCAAACCATCCCCCGGCCCGAGAAAATCAGCCATTCGCATGGTGTCTCAAGTTTACGGGTCATTGCTGGATTGGGACACCGAGTTCGGCAAGGTCGGGACGTTGACCAAGGATCAGTTGCAGACCCTTTCAGTACGTCATGCCAAGAAGTCCAAGATATTCGACGCGCTGGCGCATCCGATGCCGCCGGGCAGCAAGCCGTGTTCTGACTTCTGGACGGAAGAATCTGCGGAGAAATTGATGAAGCGGATCGACAACCAGACACAGGTTTAGTTCCCCGAAAGGGGTGCGGGAGGCCAGGGGCTGTCTGACACCCATGCGTCTAGTGTCTCCCGCAAACCATCCCGCAAGGGAGGGTGGGGCCAAAGTTCAAGTGTTATCCAAGGGCCGCTTGCCCCACCCATTAACAGGAGAAGACAATGAGAGAGAATGAAGATTTCGGCGGAGTCTCGCATGCCGCCGAAGGGGGAGGCCACTGCATACCCGACACCCATCAGGCTGGTGCCTCCCCCGCCCTTGAAGACCTTTGTGACGAGATGCGCGCGCACCACCGCCGCCGCCTTTATCTTATCAAGGTCAAGAACAGTATCCGCTTGCAGCTCGGATCATTTATCCGGTTCAACGTCTATGGCTACTCGACGTTCGATGAAGAAAAGGACCGCAAGAAGATCGAGAAGCAATCCGATTCACTGATTGCCGCCGTTGAGAAAGGTAAGATGGATGGTGTTGATCAAGAAGCGTTCGATGCTGTCTCAGGTCTCATCGCAATCACCCTTGGCGGTGTTGCGCCGTTTGAATCGGCAATCAAGGAACACGATAAGGCACTAGAGAAACTAGGCAAGCAGTTGCCAGTCTGGGATGCGTGGGCCAAGGACGTGAAGGGCCTCGGGGCCAAGTCCCTCGCCATGATTATCGGTGAGACTGGCAATCTCGATAACTACGCCAACCCAGGTAAGGTGTGGAAGCGCCTCGGATTGGCGGTGAATGAGTGGGGCAAACGACAGGGCGCGCCCGATAAAACATCAGACAAGGCGGAGATGAAGATGCGCTGGATTGGCGAGGGCTATAATCCGTCGCGCCGGTCGGTGTCGTGGCAAGCAATGGACTCACTGTTCAAGGCGCAATTGTCCCGCGTCGATGAGGAAACCGGCGAGTTCATCAAGCCGCTTGGCCCATACGGCGAGGTTTATCACGCGAAGAAATCCGACTACATGGCGCGGGTCGAGGCGGGAGATGGTAAGTGGACGAAAGCGCGAGCCGACAAAGCGGCAAGGCGCTATACTGAGAAACGGGTGCTCAAGCACCTGTGGCGGGCGTGGAGGGGCCAGGTCTGGGATGACGACCAAGAAAGCTTTGCCCCCACCCCGCCAACTTGACACCCTGTAAATTACCCGTTGACACGGTGTCTAGTGAGCCGTACAATCTGATTATTCCATGATGGTTTCGTGCGCCCACGGTTCGTCGGTCGGGCGCTATTTCATTGGGGCTGACAGGGAACGGGTAAGCGCCTCAGTTGGGTCATGTAAGCCGTAAGGCCGGAGTACCCGATACGCCTCTGCCATACGGCGGTTCAATTCCGCCCGGCTCCACCAGTTAATCCCCCGCATGGTTACGATCATGCGACACGGCAGGATGGCTACGGCTGTTCTGCCGTTTCTCGTTTCGCCCGCCACCCCCAACAGCATCCCATAACAACGGCGGTCTCTCTCTCCCGCCGAATGGTAGAGCGAGGGGTGAGCGGGCGGATTCAATAGGAGTGGTCATGAAGTACCGAACTCGCGCAGTCTGGATCGGTGGTGACTATGAAGACCCCGGCATGACCGCTGACGAGGTATGGGAAGACGACCGCGATCCTGAAGACACGGGACTGGTCACGTCACGGGGTGATCGTATCTACCGCCAGCGCGAGACGGTTCCCTTCGGATTTGTTGGTAGTAAGACCCGTGGCTGACATCATCGAACTGGACACAGACGCACCACCGACGGCCAAGTCCATTATCAACTGGCTCTACCGCCACCAGGACGAGATAGACCACATTATGATGGTTGCCATCACCGGCGACAACGCGACCATCGCACACGATCAACGCCCCATTCCTGAGATCCTTTACGACTGCCGCATCATCGCGCAGTACGGGGATCAGTTGGTCATGGGTGAGGAATAGGAGGCTGTAGGCGAAAGCCGCAGACGGGAATGTCAGAGAACAGGGGCGGGAGGCCGCGCAAGTACGAAACGCCCGAGCAGATGCAATTGATGATCGATGACTACTTTGTCACGCTTGGCGATGACAAGCCGACCATCGCGGGCATGTGCTACCACCTCGGCTTCGAGGACCGTGGGGCGCTTGCGGAATACGCCGCCTATGAGGGGTTTTCCCCCACAGTAAAAAGGGCGCGTCTTCGGGTCGAGCAGACCCTAGAGCAGAGTTTGTACGCGGGTCAGGTGACTGGGGTCATCTTCAATCTCAAGAACAACTTCGGTTGGAGGGACAAGAGCGAGATCGGCCATTCGGTTACGCTTGAAGAAACGCTCGATGAACTTGAATGACGCCGGAAGAAAGGGCTATCCGCCAGCGCCTCAAGGATGATTTCAGGCACTACGCATCCCGCTGCTTAAAAATCAGGACCAAGGCTGGCGCGGTCGAGCCGCTGGAGCTGAACCGGGCGCAGAAGTATCTCCACGAGAGGTTGGAGGCGCAGCGTAAGGAAACGGGGCGCGTTCGGGCGTTGGTCCTCAAGGGGCGTCAGCAGGGTGTTTCCACGTACATCGGCGGGCGCTTCTATCACGCGGTCACACATCGACGCGGGCAGCGGGTGTTTATCCTGACGCATGAGCAGGAGGCCACGGACAACCTGTTCAATATGGTCACTCGATACCATGAGCATTGTCCGAAGCCGGTGAAGCCGCACACGGGTGCTGCGAATGCCAAGGAACTGGACTTCGACAAGCTAGACAGCGGCTACAAGGTCGGCACGGCTGGCACCAAGGCCGTAGGGCGGTCGCAGACGATCCAGCGGTTTCATGGGTCCGAGGTCGCATTCTGGCCCCATGCCGACACACACGCGGCGGGCGTCTTGCAGGCTGTGCCGGACATGGACGATACGGAAGTTATCCTGGAAAGCACCGCAAACGGTGTCGGGAACTTCTTCCACAAGCGTTGGCAGGAAGCGGAGACCGGACGCAGCGAATATATCGCCGTGTTCATTCCGTGGTTTTGGCAGGAAGAGTACACGAAGCCCGCCGATGGTCTCGTGCTGACGGAAGAGGATGAAGCCTACCGTGAGGCGTACAGCCTGACGATGGAACAGATGGCGTGGCGTCGGGCCAAGATCATCGAACTGGACGATGAATTGCTGTTCAAGCAGGAGTATCCGGCGACGGCTGCTGAAGCCTTCCAGATGACGGGGCATGACAGCTACATCAAGCCCGCTGCTGTTGTCAGGGCGCGTAAGAACACAGTTCAAGGGATCGGTGAATTGGCGCTGGGCGTGGACCCGGCCCGGTTTGGCGATGACGATTTCTCGATTGCATGGCGACGTGGCCGGAAGGTCGAGAAGGTCGAACGCAAGTCGAAGATCGACACTGTATCCGGCGCGAACTGGGTCAAGCAGGTGATCGACGCGGACAAGCCCTCAGTGGTGTTTGTCGATGTTGGCGGCTTGGGCGCTGGCGTCGTGGATATCCTCAAGGGGTGGGGTGACCCGTACAAGAAGCTGGTGGTGCCGGTGAACTTCGGATCGGAGCCACAGGAGCCGGAGGTGTTGCTGCCGGATGGCACGAAGCAACCGGGGCCAAAGAACCGCCGCGCAGAGATGTGGAAGCGGTCCAAGGAGTGGCTGGACGATGTTGCCGGGGTCGATATCCCCGACGATGACGCATTGCAGGCTGACGCTTGTGCGCCCTCCTACGGTTACGACATGAACCAACGCCTTCTGCTTGAGAGCAAGGAGAAGATGCGGAGTCGGGGCGTTCGGTCCCCCGATGGGTGGGACTCGGTGGCGCTCACGTTCGCAGCGCCGATACCGAAGCGTAGAGAAACAGCG